TATATCTTTAAAAAATAATCAATTTATTATTTTTGAATCAAAAAATGATTATTATTTTGAAAGTGATAATAAAGAATTTTTTAATTTTGTGTTAAATATAACTTATGAATTTGTCTAATTACTACTGGGCTTTTCAATCAGCTTTATCTCCAAAATTATGTGACGATATTATTAAATATGGATTATCAAAACCTGAATCAATGGCAAAAACAGGAGGTTATGATAAACCAAATTTAACGGAAGAAGATGTATTAAATATACAAGAAAAAAGAAAATCGGATATAGTTTGGTTAAGCGACACTTGGATTTATAGAGAAATACATCCATATATTCATAGAGCTAATCAAGAGGCTGGTTGGAATTTTGAATGGTTAAGATCAGAGCATTGTCAATTTACAAAATATAAATTAAATCAATATTATGACTGGCATTGTGATTCATGGAATGATGTTTACAATAAACCAAATACACCAGAATTTGGAATGACTAGAAAACTATCTGTAACTTGTCAACTTACAGATGGATCTGAATATGAAGGAGGAGAATTACAATTTGATTTTAGAAATTATGATCCTCATTTAAGAGATGAAAATAAACATGTAATCACCTCTAAAGAAATATTGCCAAAAGGATCTATTGTGGTATTTCCATCATTTGTTTGGCATAGAGTTAAACCTGTAACGAAAGGAACTAGATATTCATTGGTAATATGGAATCTTGGATATCCACATAGATAATATGAAAAATAAATATAATAATTTTAAGAAAGATAAATTCTGTATAATTAAATCAGCTATTTCAAAAGACTTAGCTTTATTTTGTTATAATTATTTTTTAATGCAAAAACAAGTATATGATACTTGTATATATAACAGGTATATTTCACCTTTTGAAACTTTAATAGGTTTTTACGAAAAAAATGATGAACAGGTACCAAATACATATTCACAATATTCAAATATTGCTTTTGAAACTTTAATGTTAAAACTTCAACCAAAAATGGAAGAGGTTACAAAATTAAAATTAAACCCAAATTATACTTACGCTAGAATCTATAAAAGAGGAGATGAACTTAAAAGACATAAAGATAGATTTAGTTGTGAAATATCTACTACTTTAAATTTAGGAGGAAATAGTTGGCCAATATATATTGAACCTAATTTTAAAAAAGGAAAACGTATAGAAGGTCAAGGTTATATTTCTGAAATGACTAAAGGTGTAAAAGTAATATTAAAACCAGGAGACATGTTAGTTTACAGAGGAAGCCAATTAGAGCACTGGAGAGAACCGTTTAAAGGAGAAGTTTGTGCACAAGTCTTTCTTCATTATAATAATATTAAAACAGAAGGGTCTGAAGAAAATATTTTTGACACTAGACCGCACTTAGGATTACCATCTTGGTTTAAAAGAAATAATGGATGAAGTCTTTTATAAAAAACTTGTCAGATACAGTTTTTGCAACTGAAGAACAAAGAAAAAATGAAATCTGGGATGTTGAAGGAAGAATTAAAAATGGTAATCAAATTTTTAAATTTGATATTAGACCTTTAAAACCTATAGATAATAGATTAGAAAAAATAGGTTATTTTAAATCTAAATCTGATAAAATGGTGTTTGAAGCTGAAAATCAATGGATTTTATTTGATACAGAAGAATTACATGAATATGTTAAATTAAAAGATAAAAAAGATTTTAACATAGATGAATTGCTAGATAATTTGTCTTGGAATATAATACTAGATAAATAATATTACCTTATCTATACTAAAGACATATTTTATTGTAAAATAGGCCATGGCTTTAACAAAAATACCTTTTAGACCTGGATTTAATAAACAATTAACTGATACTCAGAATGAAAACAACTGGGTAGATGGGGATAATGTAAGATTTAGATATGGTCAACCTGAGAAAATAGGTGGTTGGGTACAGGAAACTTCTTCAGAATTAATTGGCATTGCAAGACAAATGCATACTTTTACCGATTTAGATGGAAGAAAGTATAATGCTATCGGGACTAATAGATGTTTGTATGTTTATTACTCGGGTGAATTTTACGATATTACTCCAATAGATCCTGATAGACAGCAAACTGGAGCTGACATAACTACAACCAATGGATCTGCGACTGTAACTATAACTACAACCACAAGCCATGGTCTTAACGCTGGAGATATATTAACTTTTGAAAATGCGGGATCTTTTACTTCACCTGACACAGACTACACCGCAACTGATTTTGATGATGTGTTGTTTGAAGTTAAAACAGTTCCTAGCTCAACAACTTTTACAATTGAAATGCCTTCTGCGGAAACTGGTACAGGAGCCACGAACGACGGAACTTTAGATCCTTTACCTTACATTCAAATAGGAGGTTTAACTCAAACAGGAGGATTTGGTTGGGGTGCTAGTACTTGGGGTGCGAGTACCTGGGGGACTCCAAGATCATCCACAACAACTTTTTTAGATCCTGGATCATGGTCATTAGATAATTACGGTCAAATATTAATTGCAACTGTGCACAACGGACGATCGTTTAATTGGAACCCTATAGCTATTGATTCAAGTGCTCTTGAAACAAGAGCAACAAGTATTGCTAATAACCCTACCGCATCTGTAATGACAATTGTATCAGATAGAGATAGGCACTTATTTCATTTAGGGACTGAAACAACAATCGGTTCTCCTGCAACACAAGATAAAATGTTTATAAGATTTTCGGATCAAGAAGACAGGACTGTGTATTCACCTACTTCTGTGAATACAGCAGGGACATTTCAACTTGATTCAGGAACTCAAATAATAGGGGCAGTTCAAGGAAAAGATTATACTTTTGTAGGAACAGATACATCTGCTTATATCATGCAATATGTTGGTCCACCTTTTACTTTTTCAATTAGACAAGTAGGATCTAACTGCGGTGTTATAGGTCAAAATGCAATGGTGTTTGTAGATACGACCGTTTACTGGATGTCCGATGAAGGAGGCTTTTTTGTTTATGATGGTTCTGTAAAAAGAATGTCTTGTCCTGTAGAAGATTTTGTATTTAAAACAACTGGAAATAATCCTGGGTTAAATCAAAATGCTGGACAACAAGTGTATGCTTCTCATAATAGTTTATTTAATGAAATAATTTGGTTTTATCCTGATGCTTCAAGTTCATTTGTAAATAGAATGGTTGTATATAATTATCTAGAACAAACCTGGGTCACAGGCACTTTAGCAAGATCTTCTTATGCAGATCAAGTTATATTTGATAAACCTTATGCAACTAAATTTATAGAAAACAGCACACCTAATTTTCCAACAGTTAATGGAATTACTTCTGGGCAAGGGAAATCTATTTACTATGAACACGAAACAGGTGTTAATGAAGTAGACGTAAATGGAAATAAAACAGCTATTCCAGCGTTTATACAATCTGGTGATTTTGATTTAGATCAAGGCGGAGAAGGAGAATTTTTTATTAAAATAAGAAGATTTGTTCCAGACTTTAAAGTATTACAAGGTAATGCTAAAGTAACAATGCAGCTAAGGGATTATCCTTCTGATACACAATCAAGTTCACCTTTAGGGCCATTTACAATAACAAGTTCTACTCAAAAAGTAGATACTAGAGCTAGAGCAAGACTAGCTGCTTTAAAAATAGAAAATGATTCAACTGATGAAAACTGGAGATTAGGTTTATTTAGATTTGACTTTCAACCAGATGGCAGAAGATAATGGCAAAAATTACAGTATATATACCTGAACCTAAAGAACAATATGAACCAGACAACCAAAGACAAATAATGGCCTCATTAGAAACATTAAAGAACCAACTAAATTTTTCTTTTCAAAAAGACTTGAAAGATGAACAAGATACGTTTAATTATTTCATGCAATGACAATTAGATATAAAAGCGAAACATTTAATTTAACTACAACTAATGTGACTACTATTTTAACGTGTCCATCAGATGCAACTATTATTGCTAAATCATTACAAATTTCTCATCAAGCTGGAGGAACTATTGCCGTAGATGTATTTTTACGAAAATCTGGAGGATCAGATGTGGACATCGCTCATACAACTTTATCAGCAGGTTTTGATAATTTTATAAAGTCTAGTTTAAATATGGAAGCAGATGATATTCTTAAAGTTCAAGCAGATACAGCTAATGAAATTACAGGTGCTGTAAGTTACGCACTTATAGATAGATCGCAGGAAAATGGCTAAACAAAAGTTTGTTCATTATGTCCCTAGACCAAAACCTAGAAAGCGTCCAAGTCGTCATAAGAAGAGCCTTAACAAAAACGAAAAAAGGAGTTATAAGAAATATAATGGACAAGGAAGAGTATGACAAAAACAGTAATAATTAATGGTCAAGAAGTTCCAGTTCTTCCAGCAAAAGCTGAAGAAGAAGTTTTGAATAAAAGAACAGGTAAAGTCTATGCTAGTAAAGTTGATTTTGATAATGATGTTGCTGATCCCAACACTGACACTAGCGTGGATGATTTACAAATTAACCAAAAAATAACAGTTGCATCATTGGATATATTTGGTAAAACCAAATAATGTTACCTAAAGGTGGAACCGAGTTACAGCATGGGTTCTTAGATCAATATGCTGATAAAAAATTATTAGATCAAGTACAGATAACTACTTCTGTGCCAGAAAAGATTCCATTACATCCAACTAAACCCAATATACTTTGGCAAAAAAATTCTTACGATCAACCTAATATTGCACCATGGTTTAGTCAAAAAACTAATCATAATAAATATGACTGGTATGTATTTAATAGTAATTGGAATTATGAAAAATTTAGAATGATGTTTGATGTACCAACAGAAAGATGCCATGTAATTAAAAATGGCTGTACTAGTTTTCCAATTAGAAAACCTTATAAAAAAGGAGATCCTATTAGAATCATACATCAAAACACACCATGGCGAGGTTTATCTGTATTATTAGGTGCAATGCAATTAGTTAAAAATCCATTAATTAAATTAGATGTGTATAGTTCAACACAAGTATATGGAGATGCTTTTAAAGCACATAATGATGAAAGATATATTCCTTTATATAAACAAGCAGCTCAGTTACCTAATGTTAATTACATTGGGTATAGACCTAATAGTTATATTTTAGAAAATTTAAATAAATACAACATGTATGTATATCCAAGTATTTTTGAAGAAACATCTTGTATATCGGCTATTGAATGTATGTCTGCTGGACTTTATTCTATTGTAACTAACTTTGGAGCCTTATATGAAACTTGTGCGGAGTTTCCTATGTATGTTACTTATACAAAAGATTTTAAAATATTATCTCAAACGTTTGCTGCAGCAATTGAAATGGCTGCTGAAACTCTACATGAACAAGCAATACAAGATAGTTTAGACATGCAACAAGCTTTTTATAAAAAATATTATAATTGGGATAAAAGAGCTATGGAATGGAATAACTTTTTATACAATATTATAAATGCAAAAAAGTAAAAATTGGTCTAACGACGATACGTATCAAACGATTAAGGAGATTAATGTGAGTTCTCAAGATCCAGCTGAACCAATATGGTTTGAAGAATATAAAGAAAAAGTATTAAAAGACGATAAGATAAGATTATGTGTAGGAACTCCTGTGCATTCAGAAGTGTCTATTCATTACACACAATGTCTATTAGAAATACAAAAAGAGTTTATGAAAAAAGGAAACAATGTATCTTTTTTGATGCATAAATCCTCTTTAATTACACAAGGCAGAAATTTAACAGTAGCTTCATTTTTAGAAACAGAAGCAGAATATCTATTATTTTTAGACTCCGATATTGCAATTGGGACTCATGTTATAGAAAAAATGATTAAAGCAGATAAAGATGTTATATGTGTGCCGTACCCATTAAAAAGTATTCAATGGGCTAAGATAAAAGAAAAACAAGAAAGAGGTATGCTAAAAACAAATGATGATTGGGAAACTGCAGGATGTTCTTATCCTGTGCGAATACCTGATGCATCAGAGATAGATGTAAAGAATGGTATTACTGAAATTACACATGCTCCTGCTGGCTGTTTATTAATTAAAAGATCTGTCTTTGATAAATTAATTGAGCTGCATCCAGATAGAAAAATAAAACAAAAGTCAGTAATTAATGGTCAGTATGAAGAAAAACAATTTTATTATAATTTTTTTGATACTATTCATGATAAAAAAACACAAACTTATATGGGTGAAGATTTTGGATTTTGTAAATTATGGACAGATGCTGGTGGTAAAATATTTGCTATAGTAGATGAATATATTATGCATGTTGGAGAACATCAGTACATCGGTCGTTATATGGATGAGTTTGAAAAACGTGACTAAATTATATTTAACATCACCGACCACGGGTCAAGTAGATATTCATTACATGAGATCTGTATTCTTACTACAATCTGAATGTAATAAAAGAAAAATACCTATTACATTACACTTACACAAAAGTTCTATTGTAACCTTTGGTCGAAATGCATGTACTGCAGCTTTCTTACATTCTGACTGTACCCATATGTTATTTGTAGATACTGATATTCAATTTAATGAACAAGACATATTTAAAATGATTGAAGCAGATGAAGAAGTCACTTTAATACCTTATCCAATGAAATGGATAGATTGGAAAAAAGCAGGAGAATTATTTAAAAATAATAAAATACCTATTAATAAAGGTGGTTATCATTTTCCTATAAAAGTATTAGATGAAGATAACTTTCATTCTGTAGGAGGTTGGATGGAAATAGAACGAGGCCCTGCAGGTTGTATGTTAATTAAACGGGAAGCCATAGAACGTATGATTAAATACTATCCAGACCTTAAAGTTAGACAGAATCATTTGATTAATGAAACTGTTAAAAACATGGAACATTCTTACAATTTTTGGGACACTCAATTCGTTAAAGAAACAGGGCAGATAATAGGGGAGGACTTTGCCTTTTGTGACCGTTATAGGAAGGCAGGAGGACGTATATTTGCCTTAATAGACTCTGAAATAACTCATCATGGTAACTATCCTTTCCGAGCCAAGTTCATTGACGAATGCAGTAAAATTGAGTAAATTTACATAAATACGTATTTACAGGAGCTAAATAAAATATGAATCCAGTTTTAATGGCAGCACTTATATCGGGTGGTATAAATGCATTACAAGGTAAAAGAGGATCTGACCTTTTAAAATCTACAGTTAGAGATACAGCAATCGCTTATGCATTAGGCCCAGGAATGAGAGGCGGCGATGCTAGTAAAGCAGTACCATCACCAATGGTTGGTGCAACTGATGAATTTTCAAAACCAACATTCGGTCAAAGATTATCAAAGGGTTTTGAAGCAATTGAAAAACCTTTTTTAAAACCAGGAGGTAAACCAGGTGAGATTTCAAAATTTAGAGTTGGATTAGGTGCAGCAGGATTAGGAATTGGTGCATATGGTGCAGGACTATTTGATCCTAAAGCTCCACCACCTCCAAAATATCCTGGCTATAATAGATTCTATGCAGCTGATCCAGAAATGTTTCAACCACTATCAGGAAGATACGGACCCGACTATGAAAAATATCCTGAAGGTTCACCTTACTCAGGAATGCAAGAGGGTGGTATAGCAGATCCAGGAATGATGTCGCCTGATGATGAAATGTTACAATATGATATGCAACAACAAACAGGAGATGGAGCTGGTATTGTTGGAAATTTAATGCAAAGATTTAGCCAGTCATTACAAGACCCAGAACAAATGGCAAAAGCTATGAAAGGGTCTATGAGAAGAAGAACACCTGTTATAGATGTTACTGAAGAAACAACTGCAGCAACTCCAACTTCAGGAACTCTCCCTGCAAGAATACAAAGAGAATTTGTAATGAAATTTCAAAAAGATCCAGATAGAACTGCAATTGAATATGCAACTATGATGAGAGATAGTGATAGATTAACTATAGCGGACGTGCAAAGAGCAAAAGAAACATTGCAAGAGCTTACCAATGAAACTGAAATGGATACAAGTGATATTGAAGGTATCATGGGTTTATTACCAAATATGCAAAGTGCAGAAGATGTCAGAGTTCCACAACCACAAGATGCGCCTGCACAAATTCAAGAACTTATGGAAACATTTAGAGCAAGAGCGGCTAACGAACCACGGATGCAGGAATTTAATAAAGGTGATTTAGTAGATGTATTACCATCTAAATATAAAAGAGATGAAAATGATGAATCCAATTATAAAAGAACATCTGGTAAAATGGTAACTGATGAAACAGGTAAAGGATCAGGAAACAAAGATACTATGTTAGCACAATTAGCTGATGGAGAATTTGTAACTAAAGCTAAATCAGTACTAGGTGCTGGTAAAGCTATGGGTGGTAAAAATAAAAAAGAACAAAGAGAATTAGGAGCACAATTTTTCTATAAACAAATGAGTGAGCTTGAGAAGATTGCGGAGAGCGCTTAATGGATTTAGTTTTATTTAAACCAGAAGAGATTGATAAAATTTGGCCTTTGGTTAAAGATAAAGTACAAGCTGCTTTAGATCGAAACCATAATTTTAGAGATCATACTGATGTAAAAGAAAATTGTAAAAACGGTATAGAACAACTATGGGTTATTGCTGATAAAAAAGATAATGTTCATGGTGTATGTATTACACAGATTATGCAACAAGCTAATTATAATATTGGTTTAGTTAGAATTGCAACAGGACATGATTTACCTTTATGGGTAGATAAGATAAAGGAATTTGAAAACTGGGCTTTAAATAAATTTGGATGTAAAAAAATTGAAATTTATGGCAGACCAGGTTGGAAAAAAATGTTAACTCCATTGGGATATGAATTTTCTCATGTTCAAATGGATAAATTTTTAGGAGGAAACTAATATGTCTTCAGGAGGAGGAGGTGGAGGCGGAGCACCCGCAGACACTACAAACGTACAAACTATAAGAGAAGCACCAGAGATAGAAGCTAGAAGACTTGGTTTAATGGATGAAGCTGCTAAGTTAGCTGGTACTCGATTAGGTTTACCTTCATTTCAAGTTGCTGGTTTATCTGCTGCAGAGACACAGGGTATTACTCAAGCTAGAACTGGAGTTGGTGCTGGACTTCCTTCTATTCAAGCTGCAGAAACAGCTGCTGCATTAGATCCGTCTTCACAACAGTTTCAACAATATTTAAATCCATATCAATCTTACATCATTGATGAAATCAATAGACAAGCACAAATGGGTCAACAACAAGTAGCACAGCAAGCAATTTCTTCTGGTGCATTTGGTGGAGGACGAGAAGGAGTGCAAAGAGCAGAAGCTGAAAGAGCACGATTAGCTACTATTGGTCAAGCTCAAGAAAGAGCTTTCACAGGTGCACTTGGTGCATTCCAAGCTGGACAACAATTACAAGCTCAAACTGGTATTGCTGCAGGTCAAGCAAGAATGGCACAAGGAGCACAAGACATTCAAAACTTAATGGCAGCGGGTGGTTTAGAAAGAGGTGTAGAACAAGCTAGACTAGAAGCTGCAAGACAAACTGCAGTACAAGATATTACAGATCCATATCAAAGATTATCTTTTGTATCTGATATTCAAAGAGGAGCACCTTCAACTCAATCTACAGTAACTCAGGGCTTCGCACCAACGGCTTCACCTTTTGCTCAAGCAGTAGGAACTGGTATCGGAGCTTATGCTGCGTTGGCTCCTAAATAGGAGAACAATGACAAAGTTAAAAGACAGAGTATTATATAAAAAAGGTATCCTTAAATTGCAAGGTGGAGGTATGGTTCCTCAATCACCGTTCACGGCTCAAGGATTAAGTCAAGCAGGGATATCAGCTTTAAACACAATTAAAAACCCTGCAACTTATACTCAGTTTGCAAAAAAATTACCTATGAGAACTTTAGGTGTTATGGGTTTAACTAATCCTTATACGTTACCTTTTGCTGGTCCAGTGGTTGCATATTCAATTGCAGACGCAATTACTCCACAATCTGTAAAAGATAGAGCTCAATTAAAAAGACAAGTAGAAGGAGAATATCCTGGGATACAAGATTACATGGAAGTGCCTGAAAGTAGATCTACTGTTGATTTATTAAAAGAAGCTAACAGATTAAATCTTAATTCACCTTTAACACAAAGATTAAATAAACAATTAGGTATTGAAGTAAAACAAGACGACCGAGAAACAGGGCCTGAAGTTGTTGAAAAAGGTGGGTCTGAAATGAAAGTTAAGAAACCTGTTGATGTTGAGAATAGAGACCCTAATGATAACAATCAGCAAGCACAACAGTTAGTTAATGACCAAAAGAAAACTATAAAAAATGCGGATAAAGTTTTTAATGAAATGGAATCTAAAGCTAGAGGCCAAGGTAAAATGACTGATTTAAATAACGCTATAGAAGCTGCAAGAGAAGTTATGGGTGAACAAGGGTATGGTAAATCAGGAAGATTACTTTTATTACAATTAGCATCTAATTTATTAGCAGGTAAAACTATGCAGCCAGGCGTCCAAGGATTTTTAGATGTGTTAGGTCAAGCGGGTCAAAATGTAATTCCAATGGCTATAGCACTTGAAAGAGAAAGAGAAAAAGAAGAATTAGGATTAGCAAAAGTATTATTAGAGTCAGGTAAAAAAACTGGAAAAGTTACACCACCATCTATTAAAGTAAGATATAGATTACCAAATGGTGAGATATCAGACCCAGTCCCTGCATCGACCACGGACACAGGACAATATTTAGTTTATGATCAATTACCTGATGGTCAATCTGTTAGATATTTAGTAGAACCAGGACAAGTTGTAGGTCAAGCACCTATTGAAGACAATGTAACTAATAAAGCAAAAATATTAAATGAATATAAAGCTGTTAAATCAGGACAACTATATACTGATTTATTTATTAAAGTAGCTTCTGAAAACCCTGATTTAATCGGAGTTAAAGGTGGTTGGAAAAAAATGTATTTAAAAGCTGGAGAGTTATTTAAAATAGCGACAGGATCCGATACTTATAAAGAAGCTATTTTAAAATTAGC